CTGCCGTGAGTAGCGCCGCGTTACCTTGCTTGCTGTCTGCCATAGTTCTTTTCGGAGGAGCATCAGGTTCTGCACGGTCCTCTTGTTCATCATGCGCCTGATCCTGTGCGGTCCACCATGCGCCTGCCGCCTGGCGGCGGCGCACCAGCCCTGGCAGCACCTTGCCGCCGCCCTTGGTCCATTTCATCAACTCGGCAGGCACCGCGTCAAGATCGCCAGCGTTGACCTTCGTGAGCATCGTGGACGACTTGAGGTTGCCAACGCCCGCGTTGTAGGCGAAGTCCGTCAGGACATCGAACTGGTTCTGGGTCAGTTTGACCTTAACCAAGTCCATAACGGCGATCTCGTATTTGACGATGTCGCGCTTGAGGATGTCTTCGGCCTGCGCCTGCGTGATGGTCATGCCATCGTTGACCATAGGAGCGCCCGCAGCCGACGTGTGGCCGTAGCCAATGGTGCAGACGTTGGCCGGGCAACGGTACGCCTTTAGCTTACAGCCTTCAAACTTCTTGAGCAGGTTATCAAGACCACCTTGGCTCATGTGCATGGTTATTTTCCCTTCTCTAAAAGAGTGACACGCTTATCCAGCGCGGCGATCATTTGTGCGGTGTCAAACCGGATGGCAGCGCGCGCGGCAGCGGCGTCGGCCACCATGTCCATGCGGCTCTTCTCGATGGCGGACATGGAACGCTCACGGTCCAACGTCATGGCGGCGCGGGCAAGGGCGCTCTCTTTCTCAACTTTGGAAATCTGATCACTCAAATTCTCGCGAATCTGCGCCATGTCGATGGTCGTGCCTTGGGGCGGGATTGCCTTGTTGTCGGCGTTGACGACGACAGCCACCTTGGACTTTAGTTGAATGATCTCGTTGTTGGCAGCAGAAAGCGCGCTCATGAGGTAGACGACGCAAGAGAACAGGATTGGGATACCGGCAAAGGTAATCTTCTCTACCAGCGCGCCCTTGCTGGCGCTCGCCGCCATCTCGATGGCAAACTTTTCCTGTTTCTCTTCCGTGGTACTCATATTTCAGTTCCGGCTTTCCAATCACGAACGGCTATGCGTATGCGGATGACGAGCAACGCAAGTGTCGCCAGCGTGACGCAGAGCCCGGCCCACGCACCTAGCTCCATCGCCCACCACGGGAGTGTCAGCGCCCCCGCAGCGATTGCACCATCAACGGCCAGCTTCGTATCGTGCATCAGGGGGCCTCTTGCGGTGCGAGAGCGTTTGAAGTTTGAACACCACCACGCAGAAGATTGTTTCGTCTTACATTGCGTTCCTGCGTAGTGAGCATCCGCGCGTTGCGCTCCATTATATTTCTAGGCGCATTCGGTATAGCATATTTTTCCACTAGACGCGCAAAGGTCTCGGGGTGCAGCATCGCCGCACCTATCTCGATAGACGCCTTTCGGCTTACTACGCCTTCCAGAGCTTTCATAATCGTTGTAGCAGCTTGTCCAATAAATCCTTGCGCCCCCGGTATATCTGTAACGCTACCCATAGCATTTGGACGACCGCCCGCTTTTGCCAAGCGCCGATATTCGGCGGTGCGCGAAAGATCAGATAGTACATTAGCTACTTTTGTTGAATCAGCCGTATCTAAGATTGCGGATAAATCTTCAAAACGAGGCGCGCCGGTAGCTTTTTTAATAGTGCCGGGTGCATTGCGAACCGCTTGGGCAAACGCGGCGGGGCGCAAAGTTTCATCAAGCGGGCTTGTAAGTGATTCTTTCAGAACCTGCCCAACTTCCATCGCATTAATTGGCTTGCTACGCGCAGCAAACTCAGTACGCGCTGTCTTGACGCCTGGCAATTTGTCTTCCAACCAATTCACATATTGTTGGCGAACATCGCCAATAGCCGCAAGTTGTTTATTTCCCAACGCGCTGCCAGCGGCGTCTACTTTTGTTTCAAGTGCTTTATCAAGCCCAGCTTTAATGTCTAGCAGGCTCTGGCCGGTGTACTCAGCATTTTGCGCGGGGATTTGACGCATGACAGGCTTGCCTGTTGCCGGGTCTACAATGCTGCTGGGTACTTCATGCGCGGGTACGTTTTCACCAGTTTTAAATGTGCGTCCTTTATTGGCCGCAATATCTTCCGCAACTGAAACCGCCGATTTCATTGCGGGCGTTTCAAGCAACGCAGCTAACGTCTCATCATGCGGCACAATTTTCTTTTCAACTTTTCCATAGTCAACGGCAGCTTGCCCGGCGCGCGCTTGTCGCGCGGAGGTGATGTCAGCAGGAATTTCGGGCGCAATGGTTCCGATAGACGCCGCCTGCGCCCTTGCGTTTGCAGCTTCTCTTGCTGCAAATTCGGACGCAAGCGCGGGATTAGACGTAAGTTTAAACTGAAGCGCGGGCAATTGAGTTTGGCTTGTGCCTGCGCCCGCAACGATCTCACCTACGGTGGGTTGAGTGCCAGCCACAAGTGCTGCGTTAGGATTACGCAGCATGTTGACAACGCCCTCGGCGTTGCCCTCTAACGCAGGTTCCAACATGCGTCGCGTGGGGCTTAGTTTGTTTGTAATCTCAGGTATTTTTTGGGTGGCTTTTTCAGCTAATGCAGACGCACCAGATGTAAATGGCGTAAGCGGATTGGTAAGCTCGCCCGCGCGGGTCAATACCGCGCCAGTTTCGGCTATCTTTCCTGCTTTTGTTAACGCGCCAAGCCCCTGTAGCCCCGCACCGCCGCCACCCAAAACCGTTGAAAAATCAAGCAACGTGGCAAACGGATCTTGGCGAAACGATTCCGCCGCGCGGTCTACGCTGCCGTATTTCTCATCTATGTGCTGTATGACCGCATTTGCGGGTTCTTGCGCTTGCCGTGTTTCCGCCAACGCCGCAGCGGGCAAAGGAACGCCTTGCGCCGGGCCGCGTCCCTTATAGTTCAGATACGCTTCAGCGGCAGGTTCCGCTATTTTAGCACCTAAACCGTAGCCCAAGTTCCACGGGGCCATAGCTACAGATTTCGTCGTCTCAACCGGATTTTCAATAAAAGTACCAACGCCCTGCGCTATTCTACCCGCAAAATTTGCCGCGCCGGAAACAAAATTTGACGGCAAATCCGACATGTATTGCAGTTCACGTTCACGCGCTGCTTGCGCGCGTTCTGATTTACTTAATGATTGGCGCGCGCCTGGCATACCTTCGCCCGACGCTGGCGCGTCAAGCGTAAAACCAGCGGGCAGTTCGCCGGTCGTAGGTGCGACTGACGGCGCGTCAAGCGTAAAGCCGGGGGGAAGGGATGAAGCCATTATTGCGCTGTCCATTGACCGTTGCGGAAAATAACTTTTGCGCCGTTAGGACCAGTTGCTGTCTGGCCTTCAGTGTATGTTGTTGCAGCGGGCGCGGCCCCGCCAGCAGACGCCGTCGCGGGCGCAGCACCGCCAGCAGCTTGCTTTTCCATTATCGCTAGCCCACGGTCAAGCGCGGTAGTATAATCATTGGCGGCTTTGATAAATGCTTTTTCCGTAGTAGCCAAACTCATAGCGTTTTTCGCTGCGGTAGCTTTTTCACCCTCTACGTTAGCAATAGGACCGCCGCCACGCAAAATATTGTACGCATCCAAGAACGCGCCACCTTGAACCTGTTTAAACAACGCCTCAAAATCAGCGCGATCAGTTCCGGCAAAAGGCGTGTTAGGCGCGATTAATTTGCTTGCGCTAAAACCAACAGCCTGCCCAAAACCGGGGTGAAGCGGGGCATTTGGATCTTCGACAACGCGGCCTTTGGCGTCTATTTTTGTGTTGCCAAGCATCTGGTTAAGCGTTGTTTTTAGCACTTGCGTGCTTTCTCTTAATTTTGGTAAAGCTTCTACCGATTTAGCTTGATTTTTGGCGTTTTCCGTCGCCAGTGTTTCAGCCGCTTTTTGTGTTACTACGCGCTGCTGCCTCTGCGCCTCTGCTTCCGCAAAAGTCGTAGGCGCGGTAGGCGTCTGAGCCACAGGCATGGCCGCAGGCGCAGCCAACGGCGGGGCCGCAGGCGCAGCCAACATATTTGCAGGGGCGGCTTGACCCGCCATCATGCTTGCCATGAGCGCATTATTGACTGTAGGAGCGCCGAGCGACGTAGGCGCGTTACCAGCGGGTACGAACCCAGTGGGAGCGCCGCCCAGACGGGCGTTGCCAGTCGTCATGGATGCAGCCAAGCCAGGCTGATTGCCAAACTTGCTGTTGGCCCATGCTTGCACATCACCAGCCGTCTTGCCTTCCAAGACAGACTTGTTGGCGGCAATAGCACGAGGATCAACAAGCTGCGACACGGGCGTGTTAGGATCTGCACTGAGGACGTTGCGCGCGCCGCCAGCGCCAAGGAAGTGTGCAAGATAGACGTTGCCAGGTGTGGGTTGGATGCCTGCGTCTGCCAGCGACCTGGTATTGTCCGCGCGGAGTCGTTGCTCTAGCACATCTTCTATCTGCGAACCGTTAGGCAGTTTTTGCCCGCGCAACGCCAGAATTTCCGTTGGAGATTTGTTCTCCAGTTCAGGAAACACTTTTTTGGCCGTATCAACAAAAGTGCTGTTGATGAATTGGAATTTACCTTGCGCGGAAGACATGGGGTTTTTACCCGTGCCTTCAGCGGCGTTAAGTCCCTGCGTGTACGCATTAATTCCAGCAGGCGCGGCGGTAGGCTGTTGCATAACCGCAGCAGGCGTATTGGCAGGAGCGGCAAACGGCGCGCCCGCAGACGACGGAGCGTTGCCCGGCGCAGCTTCCTGCGCCATGCTAAACGTACCCTTTTGTTTATTTACAAGCATGGGCGGCATACCGGCGACCGTTGATACAGTCGGCTGGTTTGCCAATCTTTCCGCAGCCTGCGCCTGCGCGGTCTGTTCTGCTGTCAACATCTGCTTTTCTAAGACGCCACGATCAAAAGTTTTGGGCCATACGGCGTCCAAACCCTCATACTTATGTACCGCGTTCGCGCGCACAGCGTCATAAACCGCCGCAGCTTGCGCGTCGTCTTTGTACGCCAGCGTCTTGTTTAGCTGTTCTGTAAAATGTTTTTGGTCAGCCGCCATTGCGGTTTGTCTTTGAGCGTCAACTTCGCCCCGCGCTTTTTCGTTTTGAAGAGGGATCTGGCCTACTTGCGCCCGCAACAATTCCTGATTGAGTTTCGCTGTCTTGCGCGCGTCCGCTTCCTTTTCGTATGTATTTCTCAATTGAGGTGAGATCATCCCCACTTGCTGCAATCCTGCGGCGGAATATGGGTCGCCACCGGAAGCCAAAAATTGGCGCATCTGGTTTTGTTCGTTGGCGGCGCGCTGCACTTCAGCCAGTTGCGCCTGATGGAGCGCCAACTGGTTGAACTGCGCGTACTGCTGCAACGGATCAGGCAACTGCATGGGCCGGATCTGCGATGCAATGCTAAAGTCTGCCATTGTCGTTGATCCTTGTTAGTTTTTAAAGTAGCTATTGATGTCCGCGTAATCCGCAGATGTCATGGGGCTACCGCCGTTATATGGGTTAAGACGCTTTATCAGCGAGTTTGTTTGGTACTGGCTGATGCCCTGACTCAAACCCTGATTGACAGCATTTGTCGCACTGACAATACCCGACGCCGTAGCTTGTCCGGCGTTAGCCAAGTTCGTGGCCTCAGCCTTGCCGTATTCCCCCGCAGCCGCTGCGGTGCCTGCCGCCGCCGCCTCACCAATCCGCGCCAAATCGCTATAGCCAGAGCGTTCGGATTCTTTTTGCGCCATAAACCTATTGAAAGCGTTGGTGTATTCGTTGGACGCTTCTTTCTGACCGTAACTTTGCGCCGCTTTAAGCGCCGCCCCAGAGATCAAGCCCCCACGCGCTGCGGCGTTGGCGTTCAGGCTTTTCATACCCTCGCTCAACCGGAAGGCGTAGCCAGGGTCTGCTGTGAACTGGTCCATGCCAAACCGCTGGTTAAACCCGCCGTAGTTGGCTGCGGACGTGTCACCGCCCACGCCAAGGTAGGACCGCAAGGCGTTCAGACTTTCGGTGCCCGCTTCGGTGTAAGGGGCCAAATCCGCACGCTGCTGATTGTATATATCCCGCTGCACAGCGGTCGCCTGATTGGCCGCTCTTTCTTGGGCTTCAGCGGCTTTGCTGGAACCATAAATCGACGCGCCTGCACTTAGAAGGCCTGCGCTTGCAATTGCGGCTGCAATGCCTGACATGTTAGTCTCTCCTTGAGGCTAAACCGAGCGCCTGTCGGTAATCCAATGTGATTTCGTCACCTAGATTGCCGCCTTTGCAGCCCACAATATCACAGGTAGCAAAAAGATGTATATCCCCGTTGTCCGCCAGCACGGCGACCGCGTTGGGCTTCTTGCTGTGGTTCGTATACCGCCCGGCAGGCGTCCGCATCCCGTTGATGCGCCCCGGCGCAATCATCTCACCCTCCGCGATGGGCGCGGTGGCAAACAGGCCTTGGCCTTCGATAGCCGATGGACCGACCATAACCTTGTACGAGCCTTCCGGAAACGGGGTCTGATCGGCGGGGTCTTCCGAAATGCGCCGCACTGTGTCAGCGTCAAACCCGTATTCGGCGATAGCCAGATGAAAGTCCGCGATGTCTTCGGGGTGACCGAAACTCAACAACATCTGATGGTCACGCTGCGCCAACTGCCACGAATAGCTCTTGTCGAGGTACGTCGCCTCCAGCGTAGCAACATCCGTCTCAGTCGTAGAGTAGATGTTCTGCCAGACCACGGTCTCCACGGCGTAGGCGATCTTGCGCCCTGGCGGACCCACGAACACTTGCGGGGCAACCAGTTCCGTGCGTGTGCCGTCCTCGTTGGTCAGGATGATGTGCCCGGCCAGCATGATGTTCAGATGGTGCGTCGTCTGTTTATGTCCGATGACGTAGGTGTCGGCGGGGATGGTTAGTTCGCGGATGTAAAGGCCGGGCGCAAACCGATGGACGACCGGACAGTCGGCTTGCGGGTGTTTTAGAAGTTCTGCTTCAAGCGCCTCCACGTCCGCCTCAGAAACGAACGGGCGGGGGGCGTCAAGTTCCAGCGTGTTGGCTTCGGCAAGCTCAGTCATCGCGCTCACTCGTACAGGACATTGACGCTACCGGCGTCAAAAGTGTCCGTGCCGTTGGTGGTAGTAAAACGTAACATATTTAGTGTGCCACCAAGCGAAATATGCCCGCCGACCGTTACGGTGCCCGTTGTGCCGGTATACCCGCCAACGCCATTTGCGGCCCATATATTTGATGATAGGTTACAGAATGTAATTGAACCCGATAACGCATACGCAGCCGTTCCACCTACAGACATTATAATTCCCGAACTAGACGTAACCGAAGCTACAAGGTTTCCCATAGAACTTGAACCAGAAGAATACCCAGAAGTTGTTGGGGTTCCGCCGGTTCCAAGTTGGATCAAAAAATTTGCCGTTCCGCTAAGGCTGACATTTTGAAACACCAACGTGATGCGTTTTACCCAAGACGGAATACTAGTAAAATCAATGCTGGTGCCGCTGGTAGACGCTACAGCGGTCATTGGCACGATTTTCTGCGTGGCGGTGTAGGTAGACCCATTAGTACAAAACGGAACTTGGCCCGCTACAGTGGGGGCGACAACAACCGGCGTGGTGCTGTTCCAAGTAGTACCGTCTGAAGCAAGCAGGTTTCCCGATGTGCTTGGCGCAACAAGTTGCACCGTTGCAACGCCATTGCCAAGAAGGACGTTATTGGCGGTTAACGTGGCTAACCCAGTACCGCCATTGGAGACGCCCAAAGGCGATGTCAGGCTGACGATATTGCCGTTCGTGATTGAGCCGCCGTAAACAATGTTGTTAATAAGTTGGAATGTCGTTCCATCGTACTCAACCAGCATCATCTTGCCAGCTTGAATGTCGCCAGCCGACAGCGCCACCGCGCCGTTCTTGGTAATGCTTTTGGCGGTCAAGCCGTCGATGCTCAGGGTTGCCGCGCCGCTGTTGGTGTTGGCGGCAATAAAGCTGTAGATCGCGCCTGTTGCGTAGGCGGTAAGCGTAGGCGTGGCGGTAGCGGTAATAGTATTTGTGCCCGCTATTGAAGTAAGTTGGCTGTTGATGCCAAACGGATCGTTGATGGATGGGATGCCGTCGTAAGTGCCAATCAGTTCGTTAACCGAGTTGTACAAGACAAACTTTAGCAGAATGCCGGTGGCCTGCCAGATCTCGTTTGGGGTGCGCCCACCCGCGTTTAGGATGATTGGGTTGGTGTTAGCTACCGTTCCGGCGCTGGTCGTGTAGGTTGCAAGGAGCGTAGAGGTACCCGCCGCGTAACTGTACAGCTTGCCTCCGACCAGCGGCGAACCGTTGTCATCGAAGAACTGAGCGCCTGCGCCAGCAAAAGCCGAAAGGTTGTAGGTTGTCATCGTCCAATCCTATAGTATCTGAGCCACGGACAAGATCGTGCCTGGAGCTGCGGGATAGGCTGGCGAACTACTGGCCGCGTAGGTTGCAATCTGAGCATAGCCTAGCTTGGACAGTCCGTACAGCTCGAAATAATCGCCAGCGGCGAATGTGTAGCTGAAGTTCACGGTCATCAAGACGCTACCGGCCACGCTTGCATGTTGCTTGGGAACCGTCACGCGCCTAGCTGTGGCCGTGGCATTCACGCCGTTCACGCGCAACCAGATGGTCATGTCGTCGTCGTTGGACGCATTGTTGTTGGTTAGCTGAAGCGAGGCGTTGATGATGCAGCGCCCGGCGCTTGCGACAGTGACGCGGGACGCAGCAAGCGTAAACCCATGCGCGGCATAGGTAGACCCTACAGGCACAATGGTGGGAGTGTCAGCCGTCCAAGCCGTGCTGGTGGTGTCGTAAAACGCCGCGTTGGTTACAGACGCGGCGGCGACCGTGTAAAGGTATTCGAAATAGCGAAACCATTCCCGCGTTGGCGTTCCGTTCTCGTCTTCCACAATGGAGACGCGCTGGCCGGGAATGCGGGTTTCGTTAAGCATTGGTGGGGCTCACGATCAGTTGCGCGTCCATGATGTAGACGGGGACCGGATCTGTGCCAGAGATCTCGTACACCCGGTCGCGGATTTTCTGCGTCATGCCAAGCCTGCGCCAAAGAACGCGCTTGCCGTACTCTCCGATCAGGCCCATCGACCGCCAATGTTCGTTGGACCATGTATGGCCGCCGTCATCCGACCAACGTAGCATGACTTGCGGATCTGCACCCTGCACAAGCACCGTGTCTGTGGTCTCTTCTGAGTCGCCCCCGATAGCGTCGCCAGACACCGCCGTGGACGAGATGCCACTAACGTACAGGGTTATTGATGGCGTCTCGCCGTCCAAACCCACGCCCGATTCGCAATCGAGTTGCAGACTGTGCTGCGCGGTGCGCTTTAGATTATTGGTGCCTGTTGGCAGCGCCCGCCACGAGCGCAACCACTTTTGGGTGCGCCCGCCGTCCGCGAACAGTGTCAAGTCGTAGGTGTAGATCTCGCCGGTCTGATAATCACCCAGCGTCACCGCGTTGTTGAAGAACGTCTGACACGCCGCGCGTTGGCGGATGAAATTGCCGTTGGCGTACCCAGCGCGTTCATGCCACGCGCCTGTTGCGACATCATAGACCCATGTAGCATTAGCAGACGGGAACGACAGCACATAGAACGCATGGCCGTCTTGCTGGTAAGTGTAGGCCGTAGCATCGCTGATGTTGGCGTACTGCTGGATCTGCCACTCGACGGCGTGGGTGCTGACGCGGACGCCTCGGTAGCCCTTGGCGCGGTAGACGATGCCCTTGCCGCGTGTGTCCGCGCCCAACCAAAAGACGGTGCTATCAAGCTTGGCGACCGAAAACGCCGCCGCGCAGCCGATCTCCATGAACGCGCCTTGGATGCGCTGGAGCGGGAACCCGGCATTTCCGGCGTTGTACCAGACTTCGATGGTGTTAGTGCCAAACAGCCAAGTTTCGGAGTTATCCACAATAGACGACACCAGATTGTCGGGCGAACCTTCCGCACTTGCGAAATCCAGCGGATCAATCGACGTGCCGTCGAGAATGGCCGTGGTCCACACAAGTTGGCTGTTAGGCTCGATAAAGACGAAATAGTTGTCCAAATAGGAGACCGTTGTTGCGCCGGGGAAATCAGGGTCAGTGATCTGGCCGAAGGCGTTGGTGGTGTTGTTGAAGATGTAGCTGGGACCAGCGCAGGCGATAAAGAGCTGGGTGCCGTTGTCTGCCATCGACACGGGGCCGTCGTTGGCGACGGTGCCCAGCAGAACGGTGCGGTAGCTGGTATCGACTTGATACAGGCTGTTGCCTGAAACGACGTACATGTAGTTGCCGTAGGAGTGCAACCCACGGATTGGCCCTGTGCCGATGGTGGCGAGCGAGCGCAGTCCTGGCGCGCGCTGGAGAAACGCGGATGTCTTGCCGCCGGAATCTTCCGGCAGCACTTCGGGGAACAGGTTGACCATACGGCTGTCCGCAGCGTTGACGCTGCGGGCCACATACGCGGAGCCAAGGATGGGCGTCTGCATCAGAAGTTCCCAGCAAAAATGTTGAACCGCTGGCGGGTGCTGACGATGGCGTAGGGGATCGACATGATGTCGTCAGGGTTGTTGATCCGCTTGAGATTACGCTTGGAATACATCGCGATGCGCCCAACCGTGGGCGGCGGTTCGATGCCAAATTCAGGAGCAATTTCGCAAGCCAAGTTGTACCGAAACGCCCGCAGATAGCCGGGCGGAAAATACAGTTCGGTCGAAAGCGTTGCGGGCTGATCCAACTGCGCCGCCGATATGAAATGCCATTCCAGCACCTTGGTAGGCACCGGATAGATGTGCATGTCGATGTTGGGGTAGTTGGTATTGATCCACATTACCTGTGGAAAAGTACTGGTTACGGTTTTGACCGCAATGCCGTCGTACTGTTGCTGGTTGATTATTTTGATGCCGTAGGAAATGCCGGTCGAGGCATCCACGAAATAGGTCGCGTCATCCATCAAGACAGGGCGGTCGCCAACGAAATCACCGGAAGGGCCAAGCGTCTGACTGATGAGCCCCGGCAACCACGAAAACACTTGCTCTTGCGTCGTGAACGTCGAGAGCTTCTCCGTACCCCAAGAGTCGATCATCTGATTGAGCGCAAACAGCGCGTCTTGCGACGTAGCCGCAGACGGCGTTTCACCTTCGGCCAGAACGCCTAGAAGGCGAAGGGCTCCGTTAATTTGATCCCCGGCTGTCGTCATAGCTGGCTATTCCCTCATTCAGCGGCCTGCGACCGCGCCGCCGGGGTGCAAGTTCATTTACCGGCTCTGACGTGTCAGAGGGCGGGGCTTCGCCAAGAGTATAGCGGCTCCAGCCATTGGTTTCATCATAAATCGCTTCGGCTTCCATAGTGGCAACTTTGGTGCCGTGGATCGCATGGCGCATATAGATCATGGGTATACCCGCTGGAAAGACGCCCCGCCTTGCGACGGGGCGTCAGAATGTTAGCCGATGCGATAGAGCGTCCAAGTTGCATCGCCGGTCTTGCGAGCGCGGAACAGCGAAGAACTGGACACCGCGACGCCCATCGCACCGACAAGGGTCCAGCCCGTAGCGGTGGCAAGCGAACCGATGTTGGCGCTGCTCAGATTGATGACCGAAAAGTCAAACGAGCTGTTCGGCTTGGCGTTTGTGAACAGCGCATCCATAGCCGTGCCAGTGGGCAGGGTGTAGTTGAGGGCCGAACCGGGGGTGGTCGAGATGATACCCGTCGCGATCTGCGCTGCGGTCAGAGTGACCGCAGAAGTCAGACCGGACGTGATGTCGCCCTGATCGCCAATGGTGGGTTCGCTAGCGTTGCCATCACCAAGCTGATAGCCGCCGCCGGAGTTGGGAAGAGCCATGATATTCTCCTAAAGAGTTGAAAGGGGGAAATCTGGGGCCGCAGCCCCAGAGAGAAGTGGTTAGCCCCACATACGCACGGCCATAGGCGCGCGGATTACGTTAAAGCCGTACAGAACGTCAATACGGCAAGGCATACGGTCATTGTTGATGTCGTACTGACGAACAATACGCATCGAGATGCCGTTATGAACCTGGCGAGAAGCCATATCCACGCCCTGCGGCATAAGCAGATCGGCAGTGCCGAGCGTAATGGCGTTCTTGTTGTAGATCAGGTTCTGCGGATAGGCAGTTGAAGCCGCGCCAAGAACAGTGACCGCAGCGTTGTCAGCCGGGAACGAGTCCACGGTCGCCAGCGCCTGAGAGGCGGTGTAGATCGGGGGCGAGATCGCCACGTCGGTCCAAGAACCGCTGGAAGCAGTAGCGGTGGAGGTGACGACGAACTGCTGCAAGCTGCCGGTGGTCTGACGGGTCTGCGGGTTGACCGCGTACACGCCAGCGATGGTGAACACGTCGCCAGCCGCCAAAGTGGCTGAAGCGGTGCCGCCATCAAGGCTGATGGTGGACGCGCCCTGCGTCGTAACAGCGCCGTTGACAAGGATCGTGTCCGTAGCGGAACGCGAACCAGTCGTGTGCTGCACGATGGACTGAGACATGTTGACTTCGTCATAGCCAAGAACCCCTTCGCCCATCATGCCGGTCTTGAACTGAC